TGTCATTTAAGTATTTCCAGTCAGTTTTATAGAAGTCATAAGAACCTCTTCTGAATCCAGAGAAACCTAAATTTAATGCCATTTCCTCAGAGTTCTCAAATAAACCAAATGCAGTACCACCAGCATAGCCTCCAGATATATTAGCTAACATATCATCAAAATCTAAAGCTGTTTGTCTTTGTAAGAAAAGCATGTTTTCTTCAATAGCACCTTGAGTATCTAAGTTTTTAAGAATAGCATCGAATGAATCAATACCAGCAGCAGCAGTGAATCCAACGTTTACATTACCTCTATCTTCAATAGCAGCAAATAAACCTTGTGTACCTTTAGTAAGTGCTTTAATAGCAGCACCACCATTTTTAGATAATTCACCTTCAACCATAGACATTTCTAAGTAATCTTCAAATCTAAGTCTTGTTTCAGACTCAGCTTTAAGATACCATAAATATCCAGATGTTCCGTCTTCAGTAGCAACTTCAACCCAACCGATTTGTGCAGTATCAGAACCAGATACAACGTACTTACTTCTAATAATGATTGGTGAGTTAGAGAATTGTGTGAAAGCAGGATCAACACTGATGTATTGATCGCCAGTTACAGCACCTGCAGCGTCTGGAGCATTGCTTACAGACTGACCTTTTTGTACGTCAGAACCATAAACAAAGATTTTACCAGTTGCAGCAAATCCTTGTAAATCAGCAGCTGTGTAAGGAAGAACGTTTAATACACCTGTAGCAGTGTTACTAGCAGATACATAAGCTTTGATTTCTTTACCAGCGTCATCCATAATAACGATAGTACTCTTAGGAGATACTACGTTTTTTACTGTAGCTGTTACAGTAATTGTAATAGTATTTACACCTGCACCATTTCCGATAGCAACACCGTCATACGCAATGTGTAATCTATTTTGTTCAGACCAAATTACTTGGTCAGACGTCATAGGCATTTCAGCACCTACCATTCTCAAGAAACCTGATAACGTTCTGTTTCCATAACGCTCAACTTCTTGTTCGTAGATTTCTGGTAAATATTGCTGCGCAAAGTCAACAAAATCATTACCTGCCTTATCAGTCCACTGTAAGTAGTTACTATTAAGTAACTCTTGTTTTTGTGATGGGATAATAGACCCAAATTGTGGAGTTAAACTCATTTTAATTAGTTTTAATTGTTAAATTTCCTTGTTTTTATTCTAAGTTTTGAAGCATCAGAGCCACTTATTGCGCGAACTTTGAGTCCTTTAACAAAAACATCTCCTGAGCTTTCTTTTCTAGGTTCAGTACTTAAGTTTTTAGTTTTAGCAACTAATTCTTTAGTAGCATCCGCTTTTCCTTGCTCATAAAAATGTTTTGCAATAGTATCAGAATTCCTTGCAGCATACATGGCTTTGTGGTATCCTTGTGGATCAACTAACATGCCATCTTTGTCTAAGAACGTCTCGACAAAGTTTGTAATATCTGTTTGATTTTCCACTATTTCGTTAGGATTTCTTACTCCGTACCTAAATTTTTTATCACCTACTTTAAAATCAAAACCTTTGAATTCATCAGTAAAAGTATCTTTAGTTACTTTTTGAAAAACCTCTCTTTGTTTAGATAGTGTTTTCTGATCTTCGTTGTATCGGTTGAAAAAATCTATAGCTTTTTGTTGATCAGCATTTACATTTGATCTCAACTTGATTTCATCATAGTACTTGCTTTTTAAATCGTTTAAATAGCTTTTAGCTTTTCCAACTTCTTCTTTGAACGCTAATTTTTTCTTTTTAACTTCGCGTTCTTCATCTACATCTTCATCATATTGAAATGAATCTTCTATTAAAAAACTAATCTCATTATCTGTTAAATGTGATTTAGTTTGTTTGTAGTAC